GCCAAAACAGTTTTTATGCCAGTCGCCGACGATGCTTGTATTGAGCCATCTGAAAATTTTATGCCGCTTGAACTTACTGATAGTCCAACATTTGCGTCTGGGGATACTCCAATGCCAACGCGACCAGTGTTGCTAACAACAAACGCCGTAGAATCGGGAGAAGTCTCATCTTCGACTCGAAATGCCTCACCTGAGCCGAGCTGAGTGACGCGCAACATCGTCGAATCGCTGTTTCCAGCAATGATTTGGGGCGATGTGAATGTATTTGTTTGTGCAATTCCCGCTTTACCAGCAAGATCACTTGTCAGTCCCAAGATTTTGCTTTGGGCAATTGCTGCCGCCGCATCAACATCAGCGTCAAAAATTAAGTTTGCTGGCGTTTGAAAAACTCCATTGACAACCTTCACAACGCCCGTCCCTGCTACAGATGAAAATGTCGTGTGAGCGTGCGAGGGCGTAACATTTCCAAAATGAAGCGAAATGTGAATATTATTCTCCGTGGCCTTTCCCCGAAGCTCGATGTATATCCGATCGGTCGCAAGAATTGTTGTAAACGGAAAAACAACCGATGCCGAGTATTGGTTTATGACCGTTGGGTCATACAAATAAATGTCGTCTGATTCGGACAATAGCGTTGTGGTTGTCCCGTTGTATTTGTAGACAAACAATCGAAGGATACATTCGTTTGACCGATTTGCATTTGAATCTGCCCATATATTGAAATCCCACAACCCCGCAGGAATTTGTGTAACATTTGGATCCGCAGGATCGCTTACAAATCCAGCGACCAAATCATACGCGACTTGTGACAGGTGCGCTGATGTTATTGCTGACTGCGTTATTGTTGCGAACCTTGAGAGCCTTGCCGCTGATTGCGGACTTGTCGGTAATCCTGTGATGGGAGCAATCGCCGCCTCGTTGAAGTTGAAAAAGTAATTCACCCCACCGCCACCAGAACCGCCCTGTGGGATGGCTGCTGGCAACCATGATTCCCCCCCCCATTGCAAAATCTGGCCGATTGATGGACTTGTTGCTGAAACAGAATATCCTTGGAGCTTCGCAACGCTCGGAGCTGGATAAGTCCCGCCCAAATCTCCGGTTGCTGATCCGTTTGGCGAGCGTGAATCAGACAACCTTGCATCTGTTGTAATGACGGCAGTCCCTGATATTGCGCTTGGAGAGATACCCGTTGATGGAGCTTTCGCATTCAGAACATTTTGCAAATCGGTTTGATTTGAAAGCGTGCCTGTAATTGTTCCCCAGCTTACAACACTAACCGAATTGATCCATTCCGTGTCATAGTTGGTGTTTGATTTTTTCGCTAAAACTTGCCCCGTTATCCCGCCGATCGTGATTCCCGCTCCCGCTTCCCCTTGATTCCCTGTAGGCCCAGCCGGCCCAGTAACGAATTCCGTTCGTAACGGAAGGTCGCGGATTTCCTCGGAATTGAAAAAAAGATTGTTGTCGCTCATTTATTTATATCCTCCAAAGTAAAGTTTACGCTGACGGCATCTTGCGCCAATTCGGCAGATGTAACGCGAAACTTCCTTCCACCTATGATTAGCGTGTCGCCTAAAGAAATTGTTTGAGTCACTGAATCATAAGCGGCAATGATGGACATATTCACATCGTTCATAAATCCCCCGTCACTCAGAGAATTATCGCGCCTATATGCCGTCCTGTTTGCCGTAAAAACTTTTCCGTTGAAGGAAACGCCTACGGGCAGTTCGTTCATCACCGCATAAAGGTCATTCGTTAAAATATCAAGTAGCCCCACACTTGGTTGTTAAGTCAAATTGCTGCGAGCCTCTTTTGATTTACATGAAAGAAATCGTCTTGTTCAGAGTCAGGAATGTGAAACCAAGAATTGCGAAGCGCAGAACAAATTACAGTTGGCGCAGAGTTGATTGTAACTACCTGCTTGGCCTTTTTTATGTATGCGCAAAGCGTCTCGATTGAATCAAACTCACGCATTCCGAGGTCTTTCTTTCCAACGCAAATAACGGGGTTGCCGTTCGCAATTATATGAGCAAGTTGAATAATTTTGGACGTGTCGTATCTGATATTTTGCGAGTATCCAAGCGGGAAGCATAGAACAGAATCCTGTATTATTGAAGGAACGCAAATTGCAGGGGTATTCAAATGTATTTGCCTTGGTATTTCCTTCCCTCCTTCAATCAAGTTCCAAATGTAATCAGCCCATTTTTTGCCGCTCGTTCTGAAATCGTTATATCTATTGGGCCAAATCTGAAGGTCAATCACCCTGTCGAAATGATTCCTGTCGGAATCTGGGCGGCAAGGAGAACAATAATCAACCATCTCAAAAAGGTTGTGATATTCCTCGTTACATTCAAACACAACCTCGTTCCCTAAATTGTGAAAGTGTTCAGCGATTGGAAGGCATCGTAAAATATCGCCAAGTCGCAAGTGATAAATTATGAGAATCCTCATATCCGCTCAAACACCATTGAAAGGATGTTCTTGTTTCCGTCTTTTCGTATTACATCCTCAATATCTGAGTCAATGATTGGCAAAAAACTGCAAAATCGCATCATTGCTATCAACGAATCTGTCTTGAAGTGGTGCAGATGCTCGTCCTGTCTCCTGTGCTTCCAAGATTTGAACCAATCGTCTGAAGGGTAGTGGCAATGTGGAACAGAGATTGCAATGTATCGACAATTAAGATTTTCAATTGTTTCTGCTGGATTTTCAAAATGCTCTAATACGTCAAAAAATGTCACAACTTCCACGCCGACGCTAAAAATATCCTCGACAAATTTGACTCCAGTTGGCGGCACGATTCCCGTGATGTCGTTCCCGAAACAATGCGGAATGATGTTCTTTGCAGCGTCTAAAAACTCTCCGCTGCCATATCCAACATCCAAAATTGAACTTGGAATATGACCAATTGCGCCAACAATAAACCCTAAACGCAAGTGCGCCATCTGCTGACATTTCTCAGGATATTTCCGGTATCTGTCGGCAATGTATTTTTTATCGTAGTTGATCTCCTCTGTAATTTCAATTTGAGAAATTACACCGAACTCGTCTTTTTTGTAATTCTCAAGCATTGCCGTGAATCCCTTCAAATATTTTCTTCGCGCGGTTATATTCTTCTGCGTCATTCCCTCGCTCATATGTCGCGTCAAGCGGTCTGTCCTCCCAAAAAGGATGGTGATGAATTATTGCGATGTCTTTTGCTTCGACAATCGCATTATTTTTTGCTGCCCTAAATGTAAAGTCGGTGTCTGAGTAAACATTTCTGAAAGCAGGGTTGAATAATCCATGCTTTTCAAAATACGGTCTGGTCAGAATCGCCATGCACAAAAGATCATCCTTCCGGTATCCGTCAGAAATCCGAAGAACCTGTTCTTTTGTTATGTCCAGCCTTGATTCAATCATCTCGTCCCAACCTGGAGGACATTCCCAATCGTCCGAAAGTTGAATAATTATGTCTCCGATACATTCCTTCGCCCCTAAGTTCCACGCACCGACAGAATATCCGTTGTCTTTCTGCACGATGTGTCTGAATCTCTGGAGTGTTTTTGCTTGTTCATCGTCTTCATCAAAAACAAAGATGTGCTCGATTCTTTCGGGGTGCTTTGCCCTTGCAAACCACATTGCCATCGCTTGCGTTGCTGGCAGGGATCGCCCCCTTGTTGCGTGGATTAGGGATATTTTAGGAAGTGCCGAAGAGTTGAGAACTGACATTTCAAATTGCCTCGCCTCATCTTCTCTTCCGAGTTCTCGCAAGCACCACGCCTTGAGGTGTTGAGCCTTCCAAGTATACCACTCTTCCCTGTGAGTCCATTGCTTGAAGTTCGGAACAGGAATCTTCAGCATTTCCTCGACAAGTAACAACGCCTCTTCTGGCTTTTTGTTATCGAGTAATGTTGATGCTTCCAATCCGTATGCTTCTCGTCTGTTCGGTTCTAATGCCCTCGCCTGTCTTACAAGACGCAATGCCGTCTCCTCTGTTGTTAGCATCGAGCAATTCATGAGTGTCTCGTATTTGTGAACGCCATCCAAATCGGTCATTGCTAATGCTTCTGAGCCATACTTTGCAGATTCAGCATGATTTGCTGTTATAAAATTCTCATAATGCAGATAAAATTTGTAGTGCGATGACATTTTGTCATTGTGCATAAGGATTCGCTTGTTCCTTTCATTGCTTGCGCGAACCCCGATTGGCGGTTGGTGAACGATTTCAAGATCGCGCCTCATGTATAGCTTAACGTCATTCGTCGGTTGAACATTTTCGTGGATCGGCCGATACCACCATCCTGTCTTGTAACGGAAAAAGCGTTCTCTTGGGGCACGCTTGTTTTGCTCTGCAATAACATAGTCGGTAAGAATCCACTGAAAATCTGCTGGGCAATCTCGTAATGCCTTTAGGTGGGGTTCTGCCATCTCTGGCATAAGAACATCGTCGCAGTCCGCCCACATTGCCCATCCATCGCATCCCGCGAGTTCATACGCTTGAGCGAATGCTTGATTCCTTGCTCTTCCGAAATCATCTAAATGAGGCCAATCTCCAACGAGCGGAGAGTTGAAGTATTCGCTCACATGGCAACCAAGTTTTTTTGCGATGCCTAAAGTCTTGTCAGGCTTAAGTGATCCAATTGCGCGGATGATGACAATCTCATCGCAAATTCGCTGAAGCGATTTTACGCATCGCTCAATCCGAGGCTCTTCGTTTCCGCATATCAATCCTGCAACCAATTTATTTTTTCTTTTCATATCTGTTTTGGGTTTTATGTCAAAAGCGAAAACCCCGCTCCGTATGGAGCGGGGTTGTATGAACTACATCCAAAACACGCAATATGTAACCTGAATCTTAAGCGAATCCAGTCGTAATCCGAATAATGCTTGATCCGTCAATAACTTTCTCAGCGGAGTTCTGACGAACACGAAGCACGTCAGCGCGGCGAGACTCATCGCGGTATGTTTCGGAAACAAACGGAACAGGAGAATCCTGCGCCCAGATGATCGTGCGGCCAAATCCACCACCAGCAAAGTCACCGCCAACGGTGTGACAGAGTGCAAGGTAGGTGTTCGACCACAGGAATCCGCCAGAGTAAGGTTGTCCTTTTTTAGCAGTGTTCTTTGCACCACGTCCGACAAGAACCCGATCAACTCCGACCGCAGCAGCAACCTCAGCTTCGCTAAGAAGTCGGCTCTGATTGCTTGGCACAATGCCGAAGAATTGGTTTTGCACAAGCGCAGAGCGGCGAATGCGCTCAAACACTGGTTGTGACATAACCAAAGTATTTGGTAGCACGCCAAATTTGGCGAGTTCCAATTTGGCAGCAGCAACATCGCCAGGAACATTGAAACTGGTGATATTTGCCTCTGTGTAAGCGGCTGTTGCGGAGATCGCAGTCAACCCGTTAGCGGCGAAGGTTGCCGTGGCAACGCGAGCTTCGTGGCTGATTTGGATTTGGCGCAGGAGCATCGCGGCTATGTTAACCTCGGTGTCGAAAAATCTGTCGAGGTCACGGCGGTTAGAATCAGGAAGAACCTCTTCAAGACCGTATTCGATCGCATCGTATGTATCGCTTGAAAAGCGGCGACTTGTGCGAGCGTAGCCAGAGCCAGCGGCAACCTTCAATGCGTCATCGTTGAGCATTTCAGCATCGCCAAGGTTCAGCTTCAGATACGCGCCAGAACGAACGTCTGCGCTGTAAATTGGCATCACTTCCGTGCCAATGAAAAGGTTGTTATTGTTGCTAAGCCCCTCGAAGACGGCTTGAGCAATGTCAGCGCGAATGGTTGTGTATGATAGTGCCATAAGATTAAAAGGTTACTGATTGAATTTAGGGACGTATTCGATGACGTCACTTGCCACGCCGCTGTTTACAGCAACGCCCAAGGTAACGGTGCTTGCGTTAGCGTATGTGCCAACAAGACCGCCGCCAGTTACAGCGTAAACGGTATTCCCAGCAGTTACGGATGCTCCAGCGGTCACAATTCCAAATTGTGATGCGAAGAACAATTTCACGCTGCCCTGATCATTAGCGGCAACGTCATCCTGAAGCACTCCGATTGCGGACGCTCCTGTTGCCGCAATTTGAGCGGCGTTATCCCCGCTGATTGCAACGAGGCTGTTTGCTGTTACGGCTGCGGCGAAGTTAAAACTCCGGAAGCCATTGTCATTTTGTGTTGCCATAAATTAAAATTAGAAATTGAGTTCGTTATTATCGCGTGCTGCGATGTATTCGGTTGGGTAATTTGCGATAGCAAACTTCATTGCCGCTGTGCGACTGCCAAGTTCCTTGGTCTTTTCAAGGATCAAACCCTTGAGGGAGAAATCAGCCTTTGGCTTTTCCTCAACAGCAACCGATGCCTTAACTGGCATCGCGCCAAAATTGGAAATGATGCGATCAAGTTTTGCTTCCAGCTTTTCAGACACGCTCATTTCATCAATGACTTCATCTTTCATTGGTGCGGCCGGAATCATCGACTCCATTTGCGTCTTGTAAGAAAGCATCATTTCCTCCAAGGCGTCCATACGCTTTGCGAGTTCAACGATTGTTACTCCCTCTTCGGAATCGGGCATTTCTGGTGTATCGGTGGTTTCAGCCATTTGCTTGGGAAAATTGTCAACTGGCTTTGCCGTAAAACTGAAAAGTCCCGTAGCATTTGCCGCTGGCGTCTGAACTAAATCTGCAGAATAAAGTTCCTCGCAACTTGCAAAAAACATCCCATTTGATTCGCGTGTTGGGCCGCTGAATGAAATTGAAATACCAAATGTGTCTGGAAGTTTCGTTGAAATTTCCAAAACATATTCCTTCATGTGGGAAGACTCAAGAAGGTTCAAATCTGCAAGCAACTTATCTCCTTCGATTCGGAAATTTGTGCAATAGCCAACGATGTCTTTTATTCCTGCGCCGTGGTCTAAATTTACCTTTACCCCACCACGATATGATTCAGCGCACTCTTTTACTTCAAGCAATGTTTGGCCGTCAACATAGATGCCATGCCCTTTAGCCTCGCCGATTGAAATTACAGATACGCCTTCAATTACATTCATGCTATGGCATGAATGTCAAAATTACTTTTCTTCGCGCATTTTTTCTGCCCTTTGTTTAGACCATGTTTGACCAGCATCGCCCCCCCACAACGCCCAAGCAATCCGGCCATTTGATGGGAATCCTTCTTCGTTTGGCGTGAATCCCTTCCCCTGCTTATCCACTTCATGACGTGAGAAAAAAGAATGCATTCTTTTGACCGTATCGTCGGAAAGGTTTTTTCCATTTGAAATGTCCCTTGCGCGAGCAACGCCAATAAGCGTGCCGCCTCTTCCAAATTTCCTGCGCCATTCAAGTCCCTTTTTTGCTTCCGAAATCATTCCTGCTGTCGGTTTGTTTTCATCGGCAAATCCTGTTGGAATTTGCGGTTGCGGTGCGCTACTTTGCGCTGCCGTTTTCGTGAATGCATCAATGGCAACATCATCCAGGCCGAACACCGACTTCATAAGCACCGCTGCTTGTGCGGATGTTAATTGCCCCCCAGCCATTGCCGAAATGAGCAACATGAGAGATTGCGTTCCACCAATGCCAATCGTTTCGATCAACGGCGCAGCCCCATCGGTATCCATAGAATCAATAACCGTTTCGGGGACTGAGTCGGAAATCCTAATTGGTTGCAATCCAAATTCTTGCCCCAGGTCTTTTATTATCGAGGCTTCTTTTGCTCTCGCCCGTAATGCCTCTTCGTAATCTTCGCCAGAGTCGGCATAAATCTGAGATGCGGTTTTTAGTCCAGCCTTCCAAAGAGCAATATCTGCACTCGCCTCGCGCCCGTAATCGATGCTTACTTTTGCCGGCCAGCACCATCTTCCATCAAGGATATATTCGGAGTCTGGAAGCAATCCCCGAGAGACCGCATCCATCAAAATAATATTTTTTATCTTGTTCAGGAATTGACTTTCCAACAAGCCTCTCCAGCGAAGAAAAGTGCGCTCGGCCATTGCTGCGTCCATTCGCGCCATCGGGCCAGATTTATCAGCATCATAGGCGAATCCATAGGGGAGGCCAACGGCCATGCAAATATGCGCTTGAATCAGCTTTATGAATTCCCCGAATGCTCCTGTCGGACGATCCGACTTGAACATTTCCATTTTCTCTCCTGCTGAAAGATAATTTACGGTCGCGGGATCGAGGCTTTGGAGCCGTGTCGTTTGCCCCTGATCATTCGGCGCAGATCGGGAAAAGTAATCAGAAGGATCAGCGGAACCTAATTCTGTCGTGATGATTCCGCTTTGGTATGAGGCGTATTTGATCGCCATTACTTCAGCCTTGATTGCTTCCTGCAGGTCTCTTGTTGCGTTTAATGCTGCCGCAAATGCTGATCTGCCGCGATATTCGTCAAGGCGAGTCGCATCAAAAATATGAATGAATTCTTTCGCCGCGATGTTAGTTGGGGAAACAAATTGATTGTTTATCGTCCTCTGAAAAATCGTGTAAGAAATTGGTCTGCCATATTCATCAATGTTGATTCCGCCTATGTATTTGTCGGTATCAGTTCTG